ACGCAGCTCATCGAGCCGATCCATGGCGGTCGCGTACATCGACTTGCCTGTTATCGTCAGCCCTTGCAGGCCTTGGCCGACCTGACTGGATTTGGGTTTGCTGGTGAGGATGTCGATGCTCTTCCAGCCGCCGTCCGAGGTGTGCAGCAGGGTGTGGTAAGCGAAGTTTCTGGACAGTCCGAAAATGAAACTGCCGAGAGCCATTTGCTGACGCATCACGTACCTCCGTCAGTCAGGGCCGCATCACTTCGCATGGCGAGTGAGTTGGGCATGGTCATGAGTCCGAATTGGCCCGTGATCTGTTGCACAACCAGGTTCGCCAATTGACTGGCGCTGGCCTGATCCTGGCCATTGATATAGATGTTCGCGTTAACCGTGTTCTGCTGATTACTCGTCTGGGCGTTGGTCAGGTCTTTGCTGACCTGATCTGGAGCGGCGAGCTTGTCGGCGGGTGTAGCGAGTTTCTCACCCAGCCATTCCCCTCCCCAACTGCCCGCCATCCCCCCCAACAAACCACCGATTACGCCACCGACCGCCGTGCCCAGAACAGGCACTACACTGCCAATCATGGCGCCGGCAGCAGCACCGGCATAAGTGCCGGCGAGCCCACCACCGGCTGAGCCCAGCGCCCCGCCGACCGCTTTGGTATCACCCGCCTGCAAGCCTTTGACGGCATCGTAACCAGCACTGAGCAGCATCAGCGGCGCGACCCGTCTGGTGACTGCCGAGCCCATTCTGGCGGCACCCAGCAAGCGACTCCCGGTCGACATACGTGGCAGTTTGGTAGCGCTTTTTGGGATGGGCTTGATCGCGGCTTTTCCAGGAGCTGCGCTTTTTCCGGCCCTTGCGCCTCGGGATTGCTTTTTGCCCTTACCACCGCGTGCCTTGGCATCGGCTGTCAGATCCCCCGTTTCGGGAATCGGTCGCGCACCTGCCAGAACCAGAAGTTTTGTCGCCGCGGCGGTGATGGCCGAGGCCATCGCAACCTTGATTTCAGCACCACGCGCCAACGCAATGGCTCCCGCGAGCACCAGTAATCCTGCAGTAGCTTTCGGTTGTGCTTCAGCAACCCCGCTCAAGCCATCGGCCAATGCACCGAGCGACACCATCAAACCATCAGTCAACGGCGCCAGGGCATTGCCGCCCGCCGCAAACATCCGGTTCTTACTCTCATCCAGCGCATTCCAGCGCCCTTGCGAGGTTTCACCCAGCGCCTCGGCGGATTTCGCTACGGAGCCGTTGAATTTCGGCAACGTCCCGTCGGATGTCCGCTCGGACACCAGTAAAAACGCCTTTTGAACGTCTTCCGGTTTTTTCAGCAGTTCAAGAATCGCCGCGTTATCACCGAACAATGTCTTGGTCAGTGACTGCTGTTCTTCTGCTGGTTTTTTCTTCAGCGCTTCAAGCACCAGGTTGATCGTTCCCGGTGCGTCCTTGCGCAGGCCATCAGCCAACATCCCGGGATTGAATTTGCCGTCCAGATCAGACCAGGCCTTGCGCTGTTCCGGTGAAGCCGCGCCCCCCTTGGCCAAAACCGTGGTGAAGCCTTTCAAAGCCTCACCGGCACCGGACTTGTCCGCGCCGCTGTTCAAGAACGCCGCCGCGAGCGCCGCCATCTGTTCCGGCGTCATTCCCGCGGCGATGCCCGCCTCGCCACTGCGTTGCACGACAGAACCGATGTCTGCCGCTTTGACATTCAGACCGCTGTTGCCGAGATGGTTGGTTGCATCCGCCAGACTCAGGCTTTGTCCCCGATCCAGCTTCATCGAATTACGCCAACCCAACAGCATCTCGCTGGCGGCCTTGACGTCGAGATTGAACGCCGACGCCGTCACCGCGCTATCTCGGGTGAAGTTCAGCAGTTCGTCCTGCTTTTTAGCCGGGTCGAGCCCGTCCCCGATACCTGCCTTCGCCGCCGCCAACTCGACCTGGGTCAGTTGAACCGCCGTTGCCCCGCTCGGAGCAACCTGCTTGTCAGCGGCCATTTTCAGATTAGCCTGCGACAGTTTCTGCAACTGGACGTTGTCCAGTTTCAGCACCTGGTTGAGCTCAACCATCGCCAACTCGGTCGCCATCGCCGACTTGAGCAAATCCGGTGGCGTGCGCTGATCAACCTCAGCCTTTAACTTGGACTTTGGCTCACCGCTTGCCGCAGGCACCGAAGCAGTCGCCTTGAGCAGCGACTGCTGCGACGACAGGGCAATGTTCAGCAACGCCAGTGCTTCGCGAAGTTTTACCTGTTCCGACACCAGCAGACGGATGTCGAGGCTGGCCGTGGTCAGGGCCAGGTTCAGGCCCGACGTTTCAGAGGCGCTGCCCAGTTGCGGCAATTCGATGCTTGCCGCACCGGACAGCGAATACTTACTGCCTGCCATCCTGCTCTACTCCTGTTTCACGCCAAGACGAGTGATCGCGATGTCGTAGCGGCGCAAGGCCTTGCCGGCATCCCACTCCAGAATTTCCGCCTCACTTACCGAGTAAATGAGCGGCACCACATCGAGGATTACTTCGATGTCGCGCTCCGAAAGTAGTCCGCCGGTTTGTTTAAAAAATCGTCGATGCGTACCTGAAGCTGTGTCCAGTCGGGCACGGTCAGCAGGTCCAGATCGGGCAGCATCAGCCCGGTGCAGTGAGCGGTGATGAACTCGGCGCGTTCCTTGGCCGTCTTCAGTTTTTTCATTGCTTTGGTGGCGCGCAGCACCGGCATTTCCAGGGTCAGCGAGGTCATGCTGCGGCCTGCCACGTTGAGCGGTTGCAGCAGTGACACTTGATCGGGGTCTACCGATTGTTCGCCCTGCGCTTGCTGTTCCAGAAAGTACGAAGCAGGGCGAGTCGACATCTCATGCACGTACTGCGCGATGCTCACGTAGTCCGGGCGTTTGAGCTGGTCCAGTTCCTTGACCGACAACCCCGTGGCCAACTTGGCCAGCTCGAAGAACTGATCGTCCTCATCATCGCCGGCACGGGCCAGGGCCTCTTTCTGCGCGGCGTAGTACAACGGTTTGAGTTGGATCTGCTCGATCTCGGATCCGTCATCACCGGTAATCGGCGACAACAGGACATGCTTGGGAGGCATCCAGGACATGTAAGTAATTCCTTGGTGATTCATGAAAGGGGCTGCACAGGAAACTGTTCGCCACAATCCTTGTGGGAGCGAGCTTGCCCGCTCCCACAGGTTGTGCGTCTTGGCTGGCCTTGGTGTTACGGCAGCAACACGGCGCGGCGGGCATCACCGAGAATGTCGACGCCGTTGAGCACGAACTTCTGGGTGCGCACGTCGACATCGATCACCGGAACGCCGTTTTCCAGGCGGTTGTAGGTGCGGCAGGACAGCTCGAGGGTGGTCTTGGGCTTTTCACCCATTTTCACGATGGCTTCTTCGAGGACCTTCAGCTTGCCGCCGACGGTGTGGTAGGTGAACCAGGTGTTACCGTCCTGATCCTGACCGGCTTCACGCACGTTCAGCAGAATGTCGTCGCCCAGCTTCACGCCCAGCGCCAGCATCACTTCGGGACCGGCGCCCTGCAGGATCAACTTGGCGCCCAGGGCCTTGGCGCTCTTGGCCATCTCCTCGACGATGAAGCGGCCGCCGACCATGTTTTCCATGTCGAACTCGATCTTCGGCGGGGTGAACTCTTCCACGGTCGCCGACAACGGCAGGCCTTGCAGGGTGGCCGCGATGGCCTGTCTTACGCGGTTGGTAAACATTAGAGAACGTCCTCCAGGAACTGCTCGATGATTTCATCGCGGGCGTTGAGTTGATAAATCATGTGTTCGTTCGGCGCGTAGCGGCCGTAGTCGATGACCACGTACCAGGTACCGTTTTTGTACTTCTCGACGCTGTTCAACTCAGGGTGCAGGTACACACTGCCGCCCGGGATGGTTTCGTCGGCGACCAGGGTTTGCAGCCAGTCGTTGATGCGCTTGACCTCCTGATCCATGAACGACTTGGTCAGGTTCTTGGCCATGGCCTTCTGACCGGCCTTCACCAGCTTGCGGCTGATCGCATCTTCAAGGCCCACGTAGCTGATGAACTTGCCGGTGACGGAGCGGTTACCCAGCAGCGAGAAGCCGCCGAGGATGGTTCGGGCGTAGTAGCTGATGCCGTAACGGTTGAGCAGATCGCCTTCGGTGGAGGTGTCGAGGATGTTGTATTCCACGACGCGCGAAACGTCTTCGGCGTAGGTCACCTGGTTGCCCGGGCTCTCCCATTGCTTGACTTTGGCCAGCGCGGCGATGGCCAGGCTCGACGGTGCCAGGAACACGTTTTTCTTCGCGGCCTTGGAGTACACCGACGGCATGTTGTGCACCAGCAGGCAACGGTCGAAACCGAGGTCCGCACCGCCCAGCTCCTGGCTGTAAGTCACTTGATCGGCGACTGCGGCATCCTTGCCGTCGAGTACCACGCGAGCCTTGATGCGTTTGCCGAACGAGGCGAACTCACTGGCCACTGCTTTGGTGCCGGTGAAACCCGGTGCACCGATAATCGTCAGGTCTTCCGGTACACCGCCAAGCGCGGCCAGGCCCAGTTTGCGACCGGTCACTGGCTCGATGCCGCCGATCACGTTGTTCACGGTGTCGGCCGGGGTCGCGCCCTCTTCGACGATGACCACGTAGACCGGCACCTTGACCACTTTCAGGATCTGGAACACCGCGTGAAACAGCGTGCCCGACTCGGTACCGGTCGGGTCCAACAGTGCCTGGGTGGTGAAGCTGTTGATGCGGAACGGGGCGTTACGCGGAATCAGCAGATCCGCTTTCGGCGCGGTGCCGACCAGACCGATGACGTTGTCACCCAGGCCACCCATGGCCTCGGGGGATTCAGTGGCATTGACGGTAATGCCGTTGTGCTCGAAGTTCAAAACCTCAGCCATGGTTATTCAGCCTTCTTGGCAGCGGCCTTTTTGGCCGGGGTGGTTGTAGAGGCCGATTCGACGGCCTCGGTTTTAGCGGTCAGCTCCAGGCGGCCGGCGGTGCGCAACGCACTGGCCTCCACATCGAGCAGGTCGAGTTCTTGACCGACGCTCGACCAGTGGCCACCTCCAGTGGGGAATGGGAGGAGCACGGTGTAGGTTTGGCGTAGTGCCATTTGGGTTTCTCCAGAAATGAAAAAGCCCCTTGAGGAAGGGGCTTTCAGGTGTTGAGGAAAAGAAAACGCCCCGGCGGTGCGGGGCGTTTACTGGGTTTGCTTGACGATCCAGGCGGGTGGTACCGGACGGAACTGTTCAGCGGGAAACTCCTGCTGTTCTGGCCAGTCGCGCAACATCTGCATGTAATCCAGCAACCCCGAATATTGTTCCGACGTGATCGAGGGCGGCCGGCTCAGTTCCTGCTCGTCTCGGTAGCGGTCACGAATCCATTGCACCCGCAGAATTTCGCAGTTCCGCCAGGCTCTCTCCGTCGCGGCCAGATCTTCGGGTGACGGATCGACCAGCATCGGCAACCCGTCAGCATCATGACCGCGAACCTTTCCCGGCACCGGATTTGCCAAAACAGCTTGATAGTGCTCCTCGGCAATGGGCTTTGCGTCCTCGGGCATTTGCGTATGAAAGCCCTGGAGATAAGTGCAACCGGTAGATTGGCTGTAAAATCGCTGCATGTTCAAACTCCAAACCCCCATGCCCGGGAAGACGCGCTAATCACCCCCCAGTTATATAAATTGATACCCGTGGTTGAAACGGCACCGGGCACGATATTTCCCGCCGAATTGTTAGAGGCTACCCCAACAGGACAAGCCCCCCCAAAAAGACACGCAGCTCGGAAAGCAATAGGCCAAGCAACAGACCCTGATGCACCCGCTGGAATATTACCGACAGTGGTCCACTGGATAATGAAGCTGAACATCCACGTAGGGAAAATGATGTAGCCGTTAGCGTTAAGGTTGGCCGTAATCCCCCAACGCATTTTTTTAGGCGTAATAAAGGTAGTGTCATCGGCTCCGACATCCGCCTGACTCTGTGTAGCGACCTTGGCTGTACCCTGATTGGTTTCAGTAGCGGGAGCAGCCAACGCAGCCAGCGCGGCGATATCAATGTTTCCCTGATTGATCGGAGCATTCCAGGCCTTGATGCACCACATAACCGCCAAGTTGCGCGGACGTGCCTCGCTTCCACCGGAGTTAACCGTGTTAGTGGTCGCGACCAACTGCGCGCTGTCCCCCCCCGTAGCGGCCAGGTATCCACCCTCAGCTATAGACTGAGCGACACCATTAACGACGCCAAGTGCTGACGCCCCATAAGGGTCGATGTTGGCTTTTGCAACGTCAAAATAACGGTGGTTGTGACTTTCGTTCTGGCCTACTTGATAGCTGCCAATGCCGCGCCCAGCGTCAACACCGCGTCCATGGTCCCAACCGCGCAAGAACTCGCCGCGCGATTCTGGCAAACGGAAATTACCCGCCCCTTCATCCCCCTTGTTGAACGCCGTACCGAAGAACGCTGCCAGATCCGGATAGACCGCAATGCTCTTAACACTGCCGTCGATCTCCATAAACCCGGGCGCAATCTTGTTCACGGGGAACGCCACCATCGCACCGACCGGCAGCGCCGAAGCCACGGCGATCATCGCCTCGATTTCAGCCTTGGTGTACGTATCCTTGATACCAAACCCGGCCAGCGTTTCAGGGTTCGAACCGCCGGTTGCCCGGCCATACTTGTCCACAGTCAGACTCTTGTAAGTCCCCGGCTGAATCCCCGTCCGCCCGGCCAACATTTCAAACGTCAGCGCCGTCGTTCCCAGGGTAATCGGCCCGTTGGTGGTCAGGTGCCACAGCGAATCACCATTCACCGTGCCCTCTTCGACCATCACAGTCAGGGCCGGGGTAACTTTCGCACTGGTGCTGGCATCGCTTGCCCGCATCCAGTCGCCATTGCTAACCACCCACAAGCCGTTATCTTTGGCCAGCGTCTGGTTCGGCAGCAACACCCGATCCCCCGCCACCACCGCAACACCGTCAATCTGCTGAGCACCATTCAACACCACGTTGCCGGTTGCCGCGACACGCACAGACTGCTTGCCGTCGAGTTTGCCAAGTTCTTCGGCGAGGTAACTCATGACCCACGCCCGCGTCGCCTTAACAACCGCGTCGTCAATCAACAACGTCACCAACGCCGCATTACTGGTCTCGAAAATCGAACGAATGTAGAACTCTTTCCCCGAGCCCGAAGTCGCCAGCACCGGCTTGAACGACTCCGGATACTTGACGATCGCATACAGAATGCCGGTATCAGTCCAGATCCCGGCCTCACGCACATACCAGCCGCCCACTTCAGGCGGGATAGTCACTTCGGCCAGCAACCAACTCGGATTATTCTCATCCTGGAACAGTGCATTGAGTGGCCCGCGCCACACTTCGCGTTTCAGTGCCGTGGCAGTGGCAGCCGGGTTGTAAACCGCGCCGCCGCCGTCACCGACGGAAATCTGCGACAGCTTGATCGGTGTGCCCGCTGCCTTGCAGGCGGTTTCGTAGGCGATCCCCGCATTGGTGAGCAGGGTGTAATAGTCGGCCATTTAGGACCCCTGAGGATAAATAGTGGAGGTTTCGACGGTGTAGAGCCCAGCG